TCAAATTCTGTTCTTCGCGAGATAGCCAAGACTGATCTTGGCCAAAGCGGGGAATTAGCGAGAAAACAACTTGGAATCGAATGAATCAATCAAAGATCGACCGTGCGCGTGCGTGGCTTAGAAACACCCCAGGAGCCGTCGCTGGTCAAGGCGGTCATAACGCGACCTTCGCCGTAGCAACCGCGCTCATACACGGTTTTGAGCTGAATGCGGGGGATGCGGAGTCGCTCCTGCATGAGTACAACGCGAAATGCCTCCCACCATGGAAGCCGAACGAATTGGCGCATAAGCTTGATCAGGCGTCCAAGGTTGCGCACGACAAGCCGCGTGGCTGGCTTCTTGAATCGAATTCCGGCATGGGGCAGGGCGGAACTCCGGTGTCTCCAACCGGCAAGTTCGTGGTGCGAAAGATCCAAGCAATTCCGCAATCGGACTTTCGATTTTCAACCATAGATTTCTTAAAAACCTGCTTTGAACCAGACGAAGTTGTCTGCATCTGCAATGACATCGTAAGCGACGACGAAGGTCGGACTCGACCAAACTCCAAGGGTACATTCCTCAAGCGCGACGAATGGATTAAGAACCATTTCACGCCGCCCATCAGTTCCATGTGGAACGGTCCTGACAGCCGTGGCGCATACGTCCGTGTCAACCCATGCTTCGATGAGAGCGGCTCTGATTCCGGCGTGGCAGCGTTCCGCCATGTGCTGGTCGAGATGGACGAGAAGACCAAGGACGAGCAATGGACGATCCTCAAGGAGTCTAAATTGCCGATGTCCGTCGTAATTGATTCCGGTGGCAAGAGCTTGCACGGCTGGGTACGAGTCGATGCGGCGAACAAGGAGGAATGGAGCGAGCGTCGTGATGTCGTCTATCGCCAGTTAGAAGCTCTCGGCATCGATCCAAAGAACAAGAACGCAAGCAGGTTCAGCCGGTTAGCCGGTGTGATGCGCGATGGCAATGAGCAGAAGCTGTTGGCCATCAATGTGGGTGTCGTGAACTGGGATGCGTTCACGGACTATCTGGAGTCGCAGGACATGCCTCAGGAGTTCTCGCTCGATAGCATCATCGAGTACGACCCGAAGAATGATCCTGATAATCTGATCGGCGACAGATGGCTACGTCGCGGATCTTCGCTTCTATTCGTCGGCCAAAGTGGTTGCGGCAAAAGCTCGATGGCCGCGTATCAGGGGATGAAGTGGGCGTCCGGTGAAGCGTGGTTTGGCGTAAAGCCTGTCCGGGCGTTAAAAGTGGCTTACATCCAGGCGGAAAACGACATCGCCGATCAGCATGACGCACTCAAGGGTGCAGCTCAGATGACGTTTGGAAAGGAGAACTGGGAGCGAGGATTGCGGAGTGTTGACATGCTCTTCTTCCGCGAAACGGTTCGAACCGGAACAGACTTCGCGACAATGCTCCGCCGTCTCGTTCGCAAGACCAAGGCTGACGTGGTTTACATCGATCCACTGCTCTCCTACATGGGTGGCAATCCTGCGGACATCGAGGTCTGCGCGAACTTCACACGGCATCTGCTCCAACCGATTATGATGGAGACAGGTGTTGTCCTGGTGCTTGTCCATCACTTCCCCAAGCCGAAGGGTAAGGATGACAAGCCTGAGAGCGTGGCAGATTTGGCCTACTCAGGATTTGGATCGTCGGATCTAACGAACTGGGCGCGCGAGGTGATTGTGATGAAGGAGGTTGGCTTCAACAATCCGCGCAAGTTCATGCTTGGCATGGCGAAACGAGCTGACCGTTCCGGCATGACGGACAAAGACGGAAAAGTCACCGGATCGATTATGATCCAGCGTGGTACGGGCGGCGACATCTCATGGAACTACGCGGAGCCTGAGAAGTTTGTCGTGGATAAGGAGTCGGTTAGTAGGAAACCGTACTCCAAAGGACGATATCCTAAGCGTTAGCCTTCTCACGCTCAGCACGGCGACGGCCTTTCGCAGCGAGCGATTGGAACTTCGCCTTGCCGTATTTTTTGCGGCCAAGGTAGCTCGCCAAAGCCTTCGGATCTTTCACGCCCTTTTTCTCAAGACTGCTGATCAGCTTCTCGTAACGACCGCCACCACCAAGTTTCATCTTGTCCATAAAATTACCAGAGGTTTTTGCAGGCCCAGTAACGAGCCGTGGTTTTATCTTTTGCCGTCTCGCAGTTATGCCGCGAGCGAAAATTAGAGCGCCGAATTTCGTTTTTGTGTTTGGTGAAGTCGGAATACCGAACATCACCGAAATGCACGGCAACCACGTTTCCTTTGGAATTCTTGACGAATACCGTTTTCTTCTTCGGATACGGAGTAACACCCTTGATCTTTCGAGGTGAATTGAGCGTCACCTTACGGCCACGCCAAGTGTTACCTTTTTTGGAGAGGGAGGTTTTCATGGAAGTTCGTTTTCAGCCTCAACCGCTTGCTTGTACTCCTCTGAGTTTTTTCCAAATTCCTGACGCAAAGACTGTGAAAGTTGATTTGCCGCGCTAACCAAAGAAGCCGCCTCAACATCTTTGACAGGAGTCATGGCCAACTTTCGAAGTTCTGGAGACGACAACATTTTTGCCGCAAAACGATAACGAACTTCACTCTTTGAATTCCACAGTCGAGACAGAAAGGCCAGCGTGGCTGGAACTGTTCCTTGAGCCACATTACCGCCTTGGTATCCAACCAAAAGATAGTTAATTAGACCCCGATTCACATCAGATGCTGACTTTGCTGGGATTGGCATGTCGGCAATAGCTTTCGCAACCTTTTCAAGTTCTTGTCTTCCAGTAGGACCTAAAAGTGTATTTGCTGTTTCAAAGAATGGACTAGCAACTCGGCCTGCCGTTGTTGGACCTGCCTGAACCCCGGAAGACACAAGGTTGAGAAGTTTTTGACCATCAATCACATCTCCCGTTTTCGACTGCTGAAGAAGATCGTCGATAAAAAGAGACTGAACATCTCGAAGTACATCTGGTTTTCTTGAGGACAACCTAGAAACAACATTTGCAATTTTTGGTTGATTTATCGGATCTGAAACAAATTTTGCGATGTCAAACGCATCTCGATCCACAACCTTGTCGAGTCCAAGTTTCGAAAGCTCAGACCTAACGCGGACATCTTCTTGAACTGCTTTTTGTGCAAGTTGCTGGAGAGTGTTTTTATCGGTCGTTCCAAGCATTTGCTCAACAAAACGCGGATCAGCATTGACTGATGCCAAATATCCTTCCGGTGATTTTACAGCAGCCCTAATATCTCCAAGTCGAGATTCCGAGATAAACGCGTTTCTGATGTTTGCGTAGTTTGGGAAAAGCCTATTTCTCACAGGCTCTGGGAGTCCGTTAATCGTTTCAAACATCCTCCCTACGTTAATTCCAGCACCTTTTCTACCAGCTTGAGAAGCCGTGCTAACGATTGCCTCCTTAACCAAATCAATACCCTTTTGCGTATTCGAAGAACCAAGAAGATCGGTCAATAGACCAAGATTGGTTTCAGCGTTAGATCCGGTAAGGCGCGAAATGATGGCTTCTCCAGAAAGGCCACCACCTTCTCCAACCTCCTTCAGAATGCCGTCGCTCAAATTACCCCTAAAACGACTGATATTTTGAGCGTAATTCTGGTTTGCTGCGCCAAGTGCTTTTTGAAGAGCTGGAGTCTGAGAGACAGCACTGTCGATCTGATTTGCAGCAATTTCTGCTAACTGTGCCTTAGTTCGAACATCGACACCAGGAAGAACGCCAGCCTGCCTAATTTGCTTTGAAAGATTTGATGCCAAGTTCCTCGCTTCCTCAAGGCTTGCCGTGTTCAGCAAATCTTCTGCGGCAGCAAGTGTGGCGCGCTGCCCGGCAGGTGCTGCGATAATAGAAATGTTTCCTCCAGCAGTCTTAGCGAGATTCAGTCCTGTGGAATTTGCAAAGTCGATGAGCGGCTGAAGATCCACAAGGGTCTGTGAATACTCGGGCAGCTTCTTGGCATCTGAATAAGCCTTGTTCCACGAAGTCCTTGCCGTCTCCAGCGAGTTTTCAGCAAGTTCTTTCAGGTCATCTCCAATCGAAGCAAGGCTACGTCCAGGTGCAAAAAAAGATTTCCCAACCTGACGAATACGCTGTTCTGCATTGTTTACAGAGTTTGCCGCTCTATTAGAAAAGTTTTGGACCGCCATCTCGGCTTGCTTCCCAAGACCTTGACGTTGCGGATCGAGAACATCGAAAACCTGACGACTAATTTCTTGTGGAGTCCTATTTCCGCGAGGCGTATTTGCTGCTCGATGAAGGGCGAGTTCATAGAGTTGCCCCATTGTTTCAGGATCAGGTTCTGCTCCTTCTAAAGCCATTCTTTTTGAGATAGCCTGAGAATCTATCGCTCCTGCCAAAGAAATTGGAACCTGCTGCCCAGTTGCAGTTTCAATAGTCTGAACTGACCTGAGCATTTTAAGTTGGTCAGAGGTTAGATCAACCGGCCTGAACAAGTTGGCCACAGTCTCCTTGATGAGTGGCAACTTTCCGCCTAATGCTTTTAGCCCAGCCATTCCGACTCGCATTGGCTCTCCAATGACAGGGCCAAGTGCTGTTCCTATTGCGGTTTCTTTAGCAACTTCCGTAACCGCTTCAGTAGGTTCTCCTTTTGCAACAAGTTCTGCGGCTTTTGGAATTGAGGATGCAGCCCCTCCGGTTGCCCCAAGAGTAGCCTGCGCGCCGGTTCTCTGAAGAAGTTTTCCAGCCATTGCTGCGCGAGCAAGAGCCGGGAATCGGGCAGCAGCCATTTCTGGAGCGGCAAAACCAAGGGCTATTGATGCAGCACCTTCTGGAACCGTTTCGTCAAACATCGACGGCGCACCCGCCGCAGCAAGACGAGCCTCCTCTTGCTGCATCGCCTCGCCCATCCGAGCAGCGTCACTCATTGTCGCTTGCCTGATCTGCTCTGGATTAAGCGCAGAAACAAGACCTTGCTCTTCACGACGACGCATCTCGCCAACTGTGGCCGACTTCTGAACCGCCTGATTCAACTGAGCCGTCGATCCTACAGCGGCAGCAGCTTCAACTTGAGGGATAGATGGCTGCGCCGATCCACGCAACGCAGACAAAACATCGGATTCAGTCGGTTGCGTATCGGACTCCAGAACAACCCGCTTCTGAACTCCGTTGTCATCAACTGTTACGGCAAAGCGTGGCATAGATTATTGTCCGATGATTTCAGTCGAGATGATCTTGATTCCTCCAGATGAAGGAGCGGCGGCAGGAGCCTGAGGCTGGCCAAACGGAGTCAGTGGCAGCTTGTAACGGGTGACAAGTTCGTTGGCCAACCTAACCTGCTCAGGACGGATTCGATACTGATCTTTGAAAGAACGAATCGTTCCGTACAAATCTTCCGCAGCCATTGCTGAAAAGTTTCGAACATCGTCCGAAAAATTCTGGCTCTTAACATTTCCAAGAGCGGCTTGGAGTCGTTGCATTTCCGTGGTTGTCACGGCTTTACCAGAACGCTCAAAAGCAACCTGGTTGAACTCATCTTGGAATCGCTGCAACAAGGCGTAAGCGTCCGTCTCTTCTTTAGTCTTTGCTCCAGCCAAACGCTTTTTAATGTCAGTCACTCTACCGTCAATAATTCCGACATACTTTTGGATAGCTTGAGGTCCGTAGTTTTTTTCAAAGTCATCAAGCCGTTTAACCAGCTCTCCAGACTTTCTGGCAATCGTTTCATCTCCTCCGATGCGTTTCTCAGCAGTTCCATCAGGGAACTTCCATGAATTGCTCATGGCGTTGGACTCGATGATATCAGCCGTTTGTGCGTCAGGCTTTCCAAACAACGATTCATATTCGCTGACAGCTCTTTCAGACAAACGCATTTTGGTGCGTTCAGATGCAGGGATTTGCGCGCTCTTCTTACTTTCGACAGTTGATTGAGCGGTTTTAATTCGTTCCTGAAGAGGGATAGATTTGTCCAAAAGAGACACTTCAGTAAATACGTCTTGCGGAAGTTTTCCGACAATCTCCTTTTCCTTCATCTGCTCTCTAATGATAGGAAGATTTGCGCGGTAAACCTCCTCGTTAACCTGACCTGTCTGAGGATCAAAAACATCGATGCCCTGATTCTGCATCGCTTCGATGCTATCCGCTCTAAGTTTGTCGAACTGTTCACGAGCCTTGATGATTTTCGCTCGCGGAGAATACTGCTGAAGACCTTGATACGCTTGAGTTGCCTGTTGGTTAAACACCTTTGACCTGAAGCGAGGAAGCGCAGGCATAGCCGCCTTCAGTTCAGGATCATTAAAATAGGTTCCAACTTCTTCATTGAACTTTTGGAACGTGTCATACTCCGCAGCTTGAGCCTCCTGCTCCGCCAACGCCTGAGCATAAGCATTCGACTGAATCTTGTTCTGAAGATCGTACTGCCGTTGCTGCATGACCTGCTGGGCAGCGTTCATCTGCATCTGCTCCATCATCCGCGCCTGCGTCTGCGCGCGGTCGAACAGCGATGCGCCTAGTTCAAATGCTTTAAGAGTTTCGTCGGCCATAAATCAGCGAATTCCAGGGTAGAACGATGAAGGCGGAAGAGTGTAAGTTGTGGCGGGTGACATGGGATTTGGATATCCCGTTTCACCTGTGCTGTAGTCGATTGTGGTGCTGTTTACGCTTGGTGAACCACCGGGGGTTGTGGCGTACAAACTTGGCATCTGCTGCATCAACCCACGCTGAGTGAAAGCCCCACCAGCGAATCCACCAGCAGAGGAAATCGCGCTTCCAAATGCCGCCATTGTAGGATCTGGCATTGCAGCCACCTGAGCGGCAGCCATATCGCGATTGTACTGCGCTGATTGCTGGTTCTGCAAAGCATTCACACGCTGAGCAGGAGTTATAAACATGCTGCTGATAGAGAACGGCTGAGCCATTCCAAACGTACGCTGCTGCTGGATGAAGTTCTGAGCTTGGGCAAGACCAAGCTGTTGTCTCGCTTCTGAGGCTCTGGCGTAATTTTGAACAGCACCAAACAATCCCATTCCAGATCCGCCACCGTATCCGCGAGTCAATGCCTGACCGGCTGAGAATCGTTGAAGATTGCGAGTAGCCTCAGGAGAAAGCTCTCCACGAAGCGCAGACCCAATGTTGCTGCTAGCCTGCGAAATCAACTGGTCATAACCAGGAATTGCACGACGAAGCTGCTGCTCAAGCTGAGATTGCTCGGCAGCGGTCGTCTTCTGAGCTAATTCTGTGGCAGGTTGAAGCGCCTCGATATTCTGCTGAATCGCCTGCTTTTGTTCAGCCTGAAAATCAATCGGCTTGAATGCTGGAACCTTTGGCTTACTCCCCTTGCTGAGAAGACCACCAAGCAAACTCGCTCCACCCATGATTGCCGCACCACCTAGAATAACTCCCATAAATTAAAATACCTCCTTCACAAGACGGTTGCCGTTCTCAATCGAGAACACCTTTTCAGGTTCGTGACGTTGGATGTTCATGGTAACCAAACGTGCAGCCTTCTCTTCTGGAAAAGCTCGCTCGTTCTGGAAGCAATGAACCCACACCCGCCGCAAAGTATCCACTTTAAAAAGCTCGTTCTCCTCAATTGTCATTACCCCGTGGAGTGACGCCCACGCATCCGCGTACTCACGAAGCGCCTGAACCGAAGGAAGGTGAACTTCGTAGCCGAATCGCTCGGCGCATTCTTTGGCTGACGCTTCCGCATCTTTCTTAACGTAGACTTTGATCGAATCATGCACGACAGCCTTGGGCAGATATCCGTAAGTCGAGCAGTCGGCGACGTACATGTAACGAGTGCGGTATTCTTCAATCGACTGTTTCCAATTCGGATCAGTCGCACCTTGCTCATGTAGGCCAAGGCAATCCGTCTCCAACGAGAAAAGGACCGACATGAATGCCGATCCGAATCGTGGCAGACCGCAAATTTGGAAGAGCTTACCTTTCATTTTTTATGCACAAAGAAGTCCACGCGGCAGTACGCGCGAGGATGAAGATGGCCGACTCAGCACCGGGAATTACGCCAAGCTCACTGCAAACGACCGCAGTGTAGAGCGCGGCATTCGGATGGACGTTTTTGCTAGCTTCTTTCATCCATCCATAAAGTTGCTCAATGCGAGCGTTTGCATTCGGGAAGTCGGACTTGATCAGCTCGCTAACACGACTCCATGCCGGATCGATCCGATCCTTGAAGAACGAATTGCCAAAGCCAGGAATCTTCATTCCAGCCTCAATGGCCGACTTCAACGCTCGCTCATCAAACCGCTCGTAGACAAATCGAGCAGGTCCAATCGGGCCGTGAGCATCGCCCAAGGTTAGGATTGCCGAAGCAATTCCATTTGTAAGCTGCGCGCTTCCAAAAAAAGCGTTTACCGCAGCGCCGGAACTAGAGTTCTGATTGTTCCGAGCCGCCATGTCATGCGCGTCAAAGACAGCCTGAAGCAACTCCAGTTTTTTTGGAGTCGCCTCAGCCAACGCGAAATCAATGTTTAGGTTCAGAACCATTGAGAAAACCCTCCGCCATTCAATCCGACGCCCACCATGCGTATCGTCGCGACAGCGTCACCCAAATACTGCATCGTCTGCTCCTGCACAGCTTGAACAGCTTTGGCTTCGTAGGCCACTGCTTCCTGAATCAAATCGTTCTCCTCCTTGCGAATCGCCATGACCATCAGCTTGATGGCGTCTGGACACGGGGGAATGAGGTAGTCATTCACGCTCGTCGCGTTGATGTGGCGCATCTTCGCCATCACCGTTACCGGCTTGTCCTCCTCGTTGTTGCAACGATCAGCGAGGTAACTGCGACGATACTGCGGCAAAGTTTCATCAGGGTCGTAAACTGCCAGATCCGTCTCAAGCAGAGTCGTCGCATTGTACTCGTACAAACGACTTGCCGTGTTAGTGGCTTCGCGGATGACGCCAGTCAGAGTGGTGAACTTCTTGGTCGATTGAGTGTACGGAGCAGCGATAATCAACTCTTCTCCATCAATCCATTTTCCGCTACCATCCTGTGTCCGAATCCAGTTTCCGTTCGCATCAATTCCTTGGAGCGTAATTTTTTTTCCGATGTCTGAATCGTCGCCACGGTAGACTCGAAGATAGCTGTTAGTACCGCCAGACATGTCGCGGTAAGAAACCACAGTGCCACGGTCAACAAGCTGCTTGCCGACGCACACTTGGTTTCCATTGAGAAGTCCGTATCCGGTTTCCTGAAACTCAAACCACTGATTGCGAACCGTTCCAACTCCGCAGCAATCGGCCACAGCTTCAATCGTCTCGATCTGACGCGGCCAAGTGATGCAGCCTCCGACCGTGTGAATCGTGAAGCGTCCGTACGCGCCAGCCCACAAACCCTTGTGAAGCAGCCGTCGGCACGCCTGATTGATGTACTCGTAAACGCGAGCGTCATCGACGCAAACGCCGATAGCCCGAGCAATCGTTGACCTGATATCTTGGACGATCAGCTTCATTTGGTGTAGTAGACTCGGCCAGTTCGCTTGATGAAGTAAACACCGTAGAACGGCGGAAGATTGTTGTGGGCCGCATCGCCGCCGGACGAAGTGGTCGGCAACAGGTTGGCCACTCCTTCCGAGCGATTCGTCGCGCTGAACACACTCGTATCAGCCGATCCGCGCTGAGTAAGGTTGATGTACTGGTCGAGAATCTGATGCGTATGCGACGGCATCTCGGAGGTGACAAGCGTGTGCTTGTCCTCACCAGCAACAGCGGTCGATGTGGTTGTTCCATTGACGCTAACAACTCCACTCGCCGCGAACGTGCCAACTCCAACCGGGAATCGAGCTTCGAAAGCTGTGTCAATTTCCCACATCGAACCGGCGTAAGGATTGCCGGAATAAACGGTTCCGTCACCGCCGTCGTATGAAAGGACATC